AACTTAGCTGTCTCATCAATAACCTTGTTACCCATTGTCGCCAATGACGCACGGTACTTAAATGAGCTTTCTGGGTCTACAGCAGCTAATGACGCACTGTATCCATCGGTTACTGACTTAACTGTATCCTTAACACCTTCAAAGTCCAACTCACCGCGCTCAGCACGCTGATAAACGTCAAGCAACTTAGACGTAGCTTCAGTCTCAGCATGAGCTGACAACTCAAAAGCACGAGCCTTACGCATGGCTGAGTCATACACGTTTAGCGGAGAGCCAAGATAGACACTACTCATGTCGCCCTTGACCATGGCATCCAACTGCTCACGGGTCAATGGGTTTTCAGCAGCAAACTGCAAGCCAGCCTTTTGGCTTATAACCTCAGCTTTATTAAAAATTTGAGCAGACATACGGTCTAATACTTGACCCATTGTGCCGTACATTCTTGCTTGCTCACGAGTACCAACATCTAACTGTGATGGCTGAAACTGAACCTGTGGCAATGTTGCACCTGGAGCACCTTGTACACCTACACGACCCGATTCTATTTTAGGTAACTCTGCCATGATTATCCGTTAAATAAGTTAGTTATTTTTTGACCAACGTAGCCAGCTGGTACTGTCTCAGCAAACTTCATGGCACCTTGAACCAATGATGCACCAGCCATCAAGCCACCTGTTTGAGCAGCAAAACCACCGCCAGCCAACGCAGACCTTGTACTGCCGATAGCAGATTCTCTGGTGTAATAGGCTTGGTCGTAGCCAGACCTTAAAATGTTTGTTGCATCTTCCATACCAAACACACGGCTTGCCAATGCGTTCAGCTCAACCACAGCCAAGTCACGATGTGTATTACGCACGTTAGCATTAGCCATTGATAAAGCTGAGCCAGATGAACCAGACATACCGTTGGCGTAAGCTCTTGCACGGGTAGCTGCGTTTGCTTTATTCAAAGAACGTAGCAAAGTATTACCTTGAATCTTAAAGTTTAGGGACTCAAGCTCGATTTGTTTTTGCTTGCGTTCATAAGCAATGTTAGCGTACTCAACATCCTTATCAGCACGTAGACTAGCCATACGCATATTCTCAGTCGCTTGAATAGCGTACGAGGCTTGTTGCATATAGCCTTGAGCTTTATACGAATAACCAGCTCCAATTGAACTAATTAAGCCAGCACCAGCCAACATAGCTGACGAAGCAGTTAACTGACCGCTTGTCTGACCAGCTGGTTGTGGTGCGCTTGCTGAGGTTGAACCGCTCTCTACTGCCATGATTATGTCCCCTGATTTACTGCAACTTTATACTCAATAGCAAGCAAAGTCATTTTTAAAGGTAAGGTTTGCGTAATTTCAAAAAACGCATCCCTTGAATAACCTCGCACGCCGTCTAATCTTTTAACACCAGTAAACTCAGCAATTGAAGTATCGAGCAACGGGTTGTCAAAGTTTTGGAATGGCACTGGCTGGTTGTTAATACTCAAGTGCTGTGTATCATCCACAATCGCATTAATCTGCACAATGCGCTTTTTAAATGCAATACGTGTACCAGATTGCAACGCAAGCTCAACTGGCATTGTCTTGATGTACGGCGTCATTGGCAAACCAACTTCATAAGCCGTTGTTGATGCACGGTCAAACGTTATTGAGCCACTAGATACAGTCTCATTAGACTGAGGTATGCCGTCTGTAATAACGTTTAAAGCCTTACCTTCATGTGGCAAGCTAGTCGCTGTACTCGCCGCTCCACCAGTAAAGGCGCAATCAGTAAAGAAGTTACGCCCAAAGAGCTCAACAAAGTATCTTGTAGTGCCGTTGAATACACGCTTAGTGACAACATACAGGTCAGTCACATCGCAACCAACATCCAAGAACTCACCGTCTGTAATGAACTCAGATGGAGCAACCACTTGCTGTGAACGCAAGATACTAAAGCAAGCCATTGAGCCATCTGTTTGATTTGTAATCAAAAGCAAGTCACCTTCATCCGTCTCAGTTGCACGGCGCAAAGCCATACGAGATGGGTTTTTAAGGAGATGACCAGCCAATAAAGAGATACGTTGAGTCACATAAGTAAGCTGAGCGTCAGAGAATAAGAACTCGTTAAGAGCCTTACCTTGGCGCTGTACAAACAATGTACCAGTTTCCAAAGACTCAATACGTGTGCCAGGCTTCATGCCGTTACGAGACACAGCCTTAAGAACCAATGTGGCTGGAGTAATCGGGTCAGTACCAGCTTGAGGTACGTAGAACTCACCGCCAGTTGTGAACACTTGCAAGTCACGAGAACTTGTCATATCGACAATAGTGTTCAACTGGTTTGTATCTAGGGTTGCTTCAATGGCGTCATCATCCAATGACTCAGTTGCTTGGAAGTCAAAGAAGATACCAACTTTACTACCCCAGATAGTTGATGGGCGAGACTTAGAGCCACCAAAAAACAAGCGACCTTCGTGGAAAGTAACAGTCCTTGGATATCCTCGACCACTAGACCATGCAGCTTCATACCCAGTCTCAAGCTCCCAATCACCAGAGGCAATTGCAGTAGTGTTATAAAACGGATATTCAGTCACTGTATCAACCACAGTTGAACTGATAAAAGCAATAATCTTTGCACGACCTTGAGGGCTGCCATTGATGTATTGACCCACATGGTCAGATGTAAATACACCAGCAGATGCAGTCAAACGCACGTTACCGCTTACACGGTCAGGCGTCAATGTCGCAGATGGGTTTGTAATAGTTAGTGTAAAAGCGTAATTAGGCACACTGTCAAACGTAATCGTTGTCACTGTCCATGTAGCATCCGAGCCACCACGAACAATCTTGATGGGCGCCAAGTCAGGATGCACAACAATTAATGTGTCAGCAGATTGTGTCCAGCTAAGGCTTGACAACATAGCACCAGTAATACTTGCAATTGCTAAGTAATCGTTACCAGAACCGTTGATGTTGCCAATCTTTACGCCGTCTTTAACGATATACATACGCCCAGCAACAAAGCAAAGCATATAGCTATCATCCACAGAGAACTGGAATGGCACCAAACGTACACCGTTTGCTACAGATGGCGTACTGCTATTTGGTAATTCAAAAATATGTTTTAAGCCAGGTCTACGTCTAATGCCACCTTGAGGTTGGCAAACAACGTTAGTTGCTTTAGCAAGAGCATTTTGATATTGCTGAAGGTCAACCCTTGCACGTAGCAATGGGTCAAGCTCACCAGTTGCAAAATTTGTCTGTAGCTCAATAAAGCGTGGCATTAAAACCTCGCAGCGACTAGCGTGTAATCTTCAATAACTTGTGGTGGTTGACCGTGCGCATCAATGTTTGCTGCTGTACGGAAGTAACCGCCACGACCATTCTCAGCTGGTCCACCAACTGCAACACCTTGCCAGTAGCCAGTCTTAGCTTCTTGCTCTGTAATTGGGTATGCCAAGTGCCATGCCATCATATACTTAAGCAATTGCACAAAGTATTGTGGCATCGCAAACTCAGGGGTTTGATAAGGATAGTCAATATAGACTTCGTTATAGTTTGTATTTACTTTATCGCCTTCAATTTCCCATTCTTTAACGGGTCTGGCGTAGGCTTCGTTTGACTCAAACAAAGCTCTAGGATTACCAAGTCTGTCGCCTGGCAATTGGTATTGATACTTCCACTCTGTAACGGGCGTGGTTAAAAGTCTTGCGAGCTTAATCTTTTTATAAGAAAAGCTCCATGGATACATCATTAATGTCGTATCACGAATATCTGGGTATAAACGGTCAGCCGTGTTTGCTTCATCTGTACCGTCATTAAAAGACGAAATAGGCTTAGCGCCCAATAGAATTAAAGCATCCGAACAAATTGTTACTGCTGTATCTCCAGCTGCCATACCTTACCTCACTTGTAAGAAAGGTCTACTACCGAGAACCCCCAGTAGTAGACCCCATTTCACATCAACGATTAATCGCTGTCAGTTGCGTCAAGAGTTGTACCATTGTCAACGTCAACAACGCCAGCAGCGTTAGAACGAACAACAGCCAAACTTGCTACTGCTGTAGAGCCAGTAGACGTTACGCAATAAACCAAGTCGCCCACAGCTAGTGTGTTTGACAGGCTATTGAAATAACCAGTTGTGTTTACATCAGCGATTGCGTCAGCAGTTTTGTAGGCATAAATGCTTGGTGCTTGACCAGCCTTTGATGCCGCTACTGCTACGAATCCAGTTGAACTAAATGCCATGATAAATCTCCTTTAATTAAGCGCCATCTTCATCACAAGTGATTTCAACGATACCTTCAGCGTCAATAGCCACTGCACCAGCAGAGAACATTGAAGCAACCAAGAAAGAAGTTTTCTCAGGAATGTAGTTGATTTCAGTCTTAGGAGCGATGCCTTCAGCCATGCCGATAGCGTCACGATGGAAAGCGTAAACCTTACGGTCGCCAGAACTTAGTGGTAAACCACCTTCGTCACGGTCGCCAATTGTGTGGAACTTAAAGCCCAAGAATGTATCGATTTCGCCTTGAACAAGAGCTTTAACTGAGTTGAAGTCAGAAGATGTAACTTCTGTCTCACCCAACATACCAGCCAAGTTGTTAGCGTGGATAACGATGTGACGGTTGTCCATCGGTACGTTCTTAGCGTCAAGAGCTCGTTTAGCAGCAATTAACTTGTCCAAATTCATGTTGGTGTTTGCGCCGCCAACTGATTTTGCAACTGTGTTAGCTGTGCTTGAAGCAACAAGAGCGTCAACGATTAATTGGTCTTGACGGCGACCAATTGCGTTTGACACCACTTTAACAAGCTCAGAGCGCTCGTCAAAGTTAACTTTAGCTTGCATGAAAATGTCGCTGTATTCAGCAGCGATATAGTCAGCCAAAGTAGCTGTTACTTGACCATAGGTCACGTTTAGTGGAGTTACGTCAGATTGAGGGATGCGAACTTGAGCAACGCCTTTACCAATCTTAGGGAACTTGTAAGTTGAACCTTCAACACCTGAGCGAACACGGATAGCTGGGCGTAATACGGCAGATGCCTGATACGCTTGCTTAACTTCCGCATCAAACAGGGTTACAAAGGCTGTTGATAAATTGATAGCCATTTTGATGTCCTTTTGACAAAGTTAAAAAAGTGTTTTGTTTACGCCTCGGTGTGCCACAGGTGTGGGCTTCAGCTTACAGTAGGATGTCAGCCGATTGTTGTCACAATCATCAAAGGGTCACTAGACAACATGATATGCCTTACGCACGATTGTATCTTCTTTTTTACAAAGTGCAATACCCTTTTTAAAGATAAAAAAAGACCACCCGAAGGTGGTCAAAATCACTCCGTGAAAAGTAGCTATTGTATCTAGCGTTAAACATACGCTCTACCTTTTGACGGTAGGCTGGGTCTGTTTGATACTTAGGGTCTCCAACCATGGCTTGCAATTCTGTATCAGTTGGCATACCTTCGATTGGCGCAGACTCAGTAGGAATACGACCTTCGTACGCCTCACGAATCTTCATCAATGCGCTGATACCTTTTGCAGTACCACCCATAACTTTAAACTCATCAAAGTCCTCGGCAGACCAGATACCCTTGTTGACCAAACCTCTTGCCCAGTTCACCATGCCGTTAATCTTGGCGTCAGCGTTTGGACCTAGAGCCTTACGCTCAGCGGCTGCATCAATCTCTGGCTGATTGCCAACAACTTCGTTAGCCATCTTGACAACGTTGTCAGCAAACTCATCAAAGGCTGCTTGGCTTAGACCATGCTTGGCTGCCCATTCTTTATAGACTGGCACCAATGGTAATTGGTCGCCACCCTCACCAAAGGAAGATAAGTCATACTTACCCTCTGGAGGAGCTTTATGCTTGCCCTGGCTTATTTGCTTTCTTAAATCTTTCCATGACTTAGCTAGTGCCTCTACGTCAGGCTCACCCTTATCTTTGTCCCAAAAGTTTTCTGGGAAAAAGTCAGGTCTTTCTAATGGTTCATCATCAGGGATTGAGTCGCTTGCACGGTGGTCAACCTCTGTCTTTA